CATCAGTCATGGACAAACTATCAAGTACCAAGGACTAGGTGACGATGCGCATCCAAGTCTGCAACGTGGTGATTTAAATGTCACTGTGATAGTTGAGTCGGATCCGTTGTATCAAAGGATAGGCGACAACATAATTTTTATGTTGCAGATCTCTGTGTTCGAAGCAATGATTGGATGTAATAAAAAAATTCAATCATTAGATGGAACCAAATTAGATTTAAAAATACGAGCGGGTACGCAGCATGGCACTGAGTTTGCATGCAAGGGTCGTGGGTTTAACAATTCAACCAACGGAAGAACTGGTGATCTGTTGGTTAAGGTAACTGTCAGTGTGCCCGAGATAACCGACATTATTTTAGTCGATCGAATACTAAAATTACAAAATGAATTTAATAATCACAAAAAATCCACCGGTTGATTGTTGATAAAAATTCTGTTATAATAAAACAAATCTTGTATTAAAAGGAAAAACAAAATGGTAGAACCTAGTAGCGAACTGCAAATGGTGTTTGATAAAGCTATAGATGTTGCTAAAAAATTAAATCACGAGTATATCACATTAGAACATTTGTGTTTTGCCATGTTATGCGAAGAATCATTTAGCAAATGTGTTTCTGGATTTGGGGCAGATACTGACTATATACGTAAAAATCTCGAACACTATCTTAAAAACAAATTGACTGAGATTGTGATACCAGAAGGTGTAACTAAACCTAAAAAAACTCAGGCCGTTGAACGTGCTCTCAATCGTGCATTTACCCAGGTCCTGTTTAATGGTCGTCAAAAAATTGAATGTACCGATGTCTTCCTTGCCATTATGAGTGAGAAAAAGTCCTTTGCATTCTATTACATACAACAGGCCAATATTGACAAAGATAAATTTGCTGACTATTTAAACAACGAATTAGACAGCACAGATGAAGAAACAGAAAATCAGTCAACCAAAGCACTTAAAGCGTTTACAACCAATCTCAATGACTCGGTGGCCAAAGGCAAAGTTGATCCTGTTATCGGACGAGTAGAAGAACTTGAAAATATTGCATTAGCGTTGGGTCGCCGTAGTAAAAATAATGTTATCTTGGTGGGCGACCCAGGTGTTGGCAAAACCGCCATTGCAGAAGGACTGGCGTTTAATATTGTCAACGGTGCTGTTCCAGAGTTTCTTAAAAATTACACTGTGTATAACCTAGACATATCTGCTATGCTGGCTGGTAGCAAGTATCGTGGTGACTTTGAAGAACGATTTAAACTGGTGTTGGCGGCTCTGCAGAAAAAAGGCAAGACTGTGTTATTCATTGATGAAGCACATATGATCAGTGGTGCTGGATCTGCCAGCAACAGTGCCAACGATCTTGCCAACATGATGAAGCCTGCATTGAGTAAGGGCAATATCAAAGTAGTGGCATCAACTACCTGGGAAGAATATCGCAAGCACTTTGAAAAAGATCGCGCACTGATGCGTCGATTCCAGCGCATCACCGTTGATGAGCCAACACAAGAAATGTCTGTGCAGATTCTCAAAGGTATTAAAAAATACTATGAAACATTCCACAATGTCAAAATCAAGGACGATGCTATTCAGGCAGCAATCAAACTCAGTGTCAAATATCAAACAGATAAAAAATTACCGGACAAGGCAATTGATTTGATTGATTGTGCATGTTCACGATTTAATATCAAATTAGCAGACAATCGAGTCATTGGAGAAGAAGAAATTCAATTTGAACTTAGCAAAATGATTCAACTGCCCGCTGAAGTAATCATGGAATCAGAATCCAGTAATCTTAGTAATTTAATGAGCAACTTGCAGAGTGAGGTGTATGGGCAAGATTCTGCTATTGAGACTGTTGTTGATAAAATTCTTGTGGCTCGTGCAGGTCTTAAATCAGAAAACAAACCCGTTGGATCGTTTGTGTTCATGGGCCCGACAGGTTGTGGCAAGACCGAAACTGCTAAATCGTTGAGTAAGCATCTTGGTGTTAAGTTATTGCGATTTGACATGAGTGAATACCAAGAAAAACACAGTGTAAGTAAACTGATTGGTTCACCCCCAGGTTATGTGGGATTCGAAGAAAACGCAGGCTTGTTGATCACGCAGATTCAAGAGAACCCCAATGCTGTGTTGTTGTTTGACGAAGTAGAGAAATCACATCCCGATGTGTCAACTATCTTGTTGCAGATGATGGACAATGGATTTATCACTGGATCAAATGGTAAAAAAGCAGACTGTCGTAATATTGTGTTGATTTTGACTACCAATGCTGGCGCACAGGCCAGTGAGAAAAATCACATAGGATTTGGACAACAAGAAAAAGATTACAGTGATGCTGATATCAAGAAGTTTTTTGCACCAGAATTCCGCAATCGATTAGACGCTATCATTACGTTTGCTAAACTCAGTAAAGAAACAATGATTAAAATTGTTGGTAAGTTTATGGTTGAACTTAGAGATCAGGTGCATGAAAAGGGTATCAAAATTAAACTGCGTGATGATGCTGTAGATTGGTTGGTCAAACAAGGATTCGATAGCAAAATGGGGGCAAGGCCATTACAACGAGTCATTGACAAAGAAATCAAACGTCCGTTGGCCAAAATGATGTTGTTTGGAGATCTTAAGAACGGTGGCATCATCACTATTGGTATTGTTGACAATCAGTTGGTCATAATTCCAAAGGTTAAAATTGCTAAATTAGAATATCATGAGCAATCTTCAACAGATCAAAGTTAAAAATAGTCAAAAACTATTTAATGGCGTATACAGATATAAAACTGTGATAATTTGTCCAGTGGCAGCATGGTTTAGAGGAAACAACACTGACCATGCTGACCACATGTTGGGAAAATATGCTTCGAATAATCTTCCCAAATATCAATGTCTCAATATCAAAAATCCAGCAGACTATTTTTATTCTGTTGAGGTATTGAATTTATTAAAAAGTTTTAGCGACTATGAATTGAGAATTGAACAACCTCTACTGAGTTTTTATACCAATCACTTAGATTCTGCAGTGACTATGGCCAATTTAGATGTACATCGCACAAAATACATGTGTGGGCCTCCAGACAATGTTGTAATCAATACAGGTGAAATAATATTAAAACGGGTTCCTTTTACTTACAAAGTCACGATAGGCAAAACTAAAAAAAACTACAGTAGTTTTGTAGATTGGAGTGCAAAGATAAACAAGATTAGGATGACTAAAACTTGTAAAAAAAATCTTTGTAAAGACCGCAGTGGGGGAGGGTTTTACTTCTATGTTAAAGACGATGCCACTATGTCCATGGTTAAGATGTTCGTTAACAGCGATATACTTAGAATTGATAAAATTATAAACCTAACTAAATAATTACTATGCCAGTATTAAGCAGCACATTAGTCTCAAGCAGCAGTCACCCATCTGATAGTTCAGTGGCAACAATCACCAGTGAAAAATTCAAAGGTGACGGTTATTACGGACGTAGTGACGGTCTACACACAGTTCAACTAAAATTTACTGGATTTATAGGAACATTTAAGATGCAGGGTGCATTGGCCATTGATCCTGTAACTGCTGACTGGTTTGACATAGACAGTACTGATCTAGAGTATTTGACCAATACCGACGTATCTGTGCTGCAAAACTTCACTGGCAATTTTGTATGGCTACGTTGTGTTATCACTTACACTGACGGCACCGTGAATTTTGTTTTACTAAACCACTAACCTAATTTCAAATACTCGATAAATAATGCATAGTCGTCTTTTCGATGGTGTAAATTTATGAAAATATTTGAAATTTTTAGTCCCGGTTCTGAAGAAGCATTTTCTCCTAGTTATGATCTAGCAGACGATCTGCAATACTTTATGAACAATGATCCTGAATTCTACAGGAAAAATTATTATCCTTTTGTCATGAAGGTAAAAGAAGCCAAAGTCAATAAGACTAAATTTACAGCCAAGGCGTTTGAAGCAATGGTAAATCATGCTTACAAAGTATACAAAGAAACGTTCACTGAAGAAAAAAACTTACCAAATGAATTAGACGAAGAGTTAGTAAAAGAGATTTGTGAAAATCTTCACAGACAAGAATTAAAAAATATCGAAGAAGGCCATTACGATGATGTTAACTGAAGGCGGGAACATATGGCCAGAAAGCACAGCGTTTGATCAGGCCATTGCTGAAGATTTAGAAAAACAATTAGAAAAGTATCTACAAGGTACTGGTCTCAATATCTACAGGATAGGCAGCGGCGCAACTCCAACACCTGGAAAAATGAGCGGCGATTTGGATGTCATGATTGATTTAGATATTGCCGCTGAATTTTTTGAAGTAGAAGATTCAAAACAAATTCGTATTGAGTTAGAAAAATATTTACAGGAAAAAGGTTTAGAAACTAGACGTATTGCTGTAACTGTGCATATAAAACTACCGTTTGGCGATGAGTATCATCAAGTAGACATAAAGGTAGTTAAAAACGCGGCTAGAGTTTATAAGTTTCATATACATAACATACCCAAAGGCAGTCCATATAAGGGTGTCAATAAACAAATGATGATGAACACGCTGGCCAGCAGTCAAGGACTGTTGTGGAGTCCAGACGAAGGTCTTTACAAACGTGATGCTGCCGGTAAGAAGAGTGACTTTTTAAGTGATGAGTTAGATGACATTGCACGTTATTTGTTGGGTAATAATGCAACTGCTGCTGATTTGGGCAGTGTAGAAAGTATCATGGCTGCAATTCCCGATGATGCTAAACGCAATGAAATATTTGCCAAGGCCAGAGCCAGTTCTAGTTGGCAAGCCGCTACTCCCGATGTTGGCACTAACGAATGGTTTGTGCGTATGAGGAATAAATTGGTATGAGATTTCGTGAATTTGTTCTCAAAGAATCTGCTGCACCAACTGTTGGGCGTAAGTATCAACACGTCGAAGATTTAATCTTTACAGGTATACCATCAAAGAACATACCTGCTGGTGCCGAAGGTGGTCGTGCTGCTGTGAGAATTATACAAGGCATGGCCAGCACTGGCGGTGCCAACGAAATTAAATGGGATGGCAGTCCTGTGGTATATTGGGGACGCGACGAAGATGGAACTTTCCGTTTATTTCCTAAAAATGCTTGGGACTATTTAAAGCGTGGTACAACACAGACTAAGAGCGGTGTTAGTACTGAAATGAATAGCCCAGAAGATATTAAAAACTTTATTCTAGGAACTGGTGAAACTAAACCAGGTAAAGAAAAACAAAGACAGGACTATGCCGATAAACTTGCTAACCTATGGCCTTACTTTGAACAAATCAGTCCCGAGGAAGGATTTTTAGAGGGCGGCCTATTATTTTATCCTGGCAAAAAACTCAACGGTGAACCTGCGCAAGCAATATTAAATCCCGAAACCGGAGAGTATGAATTTACTCCCAACATTACCACTTTCCATATCGGCAAAGGCAGTACCCTAGGTAAACGTATCAGAGGTGCCAAAGTGATGGTGGCTGCTACTGGGTATTATCAATCAATTGGTAGCGATGAGGGCAGATATCCCGATGCGGAAGGATTGTCAACTAAAGACGTTATAGTTCAAGGAACTACTTATGTAGAAAAAGCACCAGGCATCGATACCGACTTGTTGAACGATGCTAATGCTTTTATTGATGAAAACGAGCAGGCTATTGACAGTTTCCTACAACGCAAGCGACCAGGTCCTAGCGGCGAAGAAGAAGTTGTTAACTTGTTTGGTGATATACTGTATAAATTCTATAACGAAAATCTGCGAGTAGCCGGAGTTAAAGAAAAGTTCAAAGCATGGGCCGAGAATGCCATGGATGCCAAAAAGATTCCTAGATCGAGAACAACAGAAATTTTAAATAATCCAGGTCTAGATGCGGTGTTAACTGCTGTGGAAAAACTAAGTGCAGCCAAGATGGACATGCACAAACGAGCCAGCGCAGGCACACACAGTGGCATTAGACAAACCAAACCTGAAGGGTATGTATATATAGATCCCGTAACTGGTCAACACGTTAAAGCTATTGATCAAGCCACATGGGCTCCAAGGAAAGATTAATATGTTATTACGTCAACTGTTTGAAGAAATTGCAAAGACTAGGCAAAATAACACTGCGGTGATGGGATGGGGCCGCGGTATGGGTCACAAGGGACATATGTTACTGGCAAGGGCTGTGTTACATCATGCACAAGAAATGGATGCCAAGGCGTATTTTGTAGTGTCAAGAACCAGTCTTGTAGATCCTACAACTGGTCAACCTTGGGCAGACAGACCTACATTTACCAAGACCAAAGATGATCCACTGACACCCGAAGAAAAACTAGCCACTTATAGAAAAGTGTTTCCGCAAAATGCAGAAGTGTTCAGTGTAGCATCTGCAGACGCTAGTACATTAGATAAAGTGTTGGCCAAAATTGCCGGGGACGGATTTAGTAAAGTTGTCTTAATTGTAGGGGAACTAGAAAAAGATTCTTTTAGTTTTTTAACTAGACCTGATAAGTCTGGAGTTCCTCCGTATCAAAGGGCGGGCTTGAAAGATCTAGAAATAATTTCTAGACAAGATACCAAGGCACCAGGCAGTGATCCAGCAGCGCCAGATTACCAACAAGGCCCACGTGCTACTCCCATGCGAGCAGTGTTGTCCGATCCTGACAAAAGTGAAGAAGAACAATTTGCAGTATGGCGAGATGCCATGCCCGATGATCTTGACGACGACGAAGTAATGGACTTAATGAACAAGGCCAAACAACGTATGGCTGCTGTGCCTGCGGCCAAAAATGCCAAGAAAGCCAAACAGGCCATGGCTGAGATTTCATTAGGTGAAGGTCCATCGTTACCTAGCACATTAAAAAGCATTGCTACCAATGGCGAACCTATAACACAATTATACGGCAAACTAAAAGCCATGGCCAAGCGTTGGGTAGAAAACAACGGTTCGTTAAAAGGCTTCCATCGTAATGCTGCTGGACAAAGTGCTCAATGGTTTCACAACTTCTATTTTGATAAACTGCAAGCCGACTTGTATGCACTGTCTAAACAAGCACCAAGATATGCTGTGCCATTGATCAACTATTTAAAAGACGCTAGCGAAGATCGTGAAAGTCGTATTGCATTTACAGAAATCAGCAGATCATTGCCTCCTATATTATTCAAGATGGGCAAACAGATGGGTGATCAAAGCCTAACACAGTTTGCCTACAGTTGGAACTCTCGTAGAGAAGAATACGAATCTTATCTTGCCAATTTAGAAGCAGAAGCCGATACGGGCGAC